ATGGGATTATTTGATGGATTATTAGGGAATGCAACACAAAATAACAATGAAACAGCTGAAAAAGAATTACGGGATGTTTTAATCCCTAACGAAAAAGTAGATATGGCCTTCACTTTAGTAAGAGATTTAATTGTCTTTACAGATAAACGCTTAATTTTAGTCGATAAACAAGGAATTACAGGTAAAAAAGTTGATTATAAATCGATTCCCTACAAATCTATTTCACGCTTTTCTGTTGAAACTAGTGGACATTTCGACCTAGATGCAGAACTAAAGATATGGATTTCAAGTGCTGAGTTACCTTCAGTAAGTCTTCAATTTAGAAAAGATAAAGATATTGTTGCTATTCAACAAGCCTTAGCAGCTGCTGTGTTATCTTGAATCCACAAAAAAAGACAGGGAAGCGACCAACTTTCCTGTCTTTTTAATTTTAGATAAAATAAAAAAGGCTTCTCAGCCTTGATACGTTCCTTATTCAATCAGACACATGGCGGCACTTGCTTAGTCTTTCAAGCGTATTTTACGACTATTTATAACCTTGTAAAAACACTAGTAAATCAATAATATTATAATTTAATACCATATAATTTTTTACAACCTTTTACAACTTTTGCCCCTTTTTTGCCCCTTCCTCCCAAAATATTACAGTTGTGTAAAACGATAGACAACACGAACGTACATTCGGTATAATTGTATTATCAGGAGGGCGATATAATGAAAACTAATTATGTAGGAGTAGTTGAAAAGATTAGAATGCTAAGCATGTACCCAAAAATGCTAGTTAGGTTTTCTTTAGTCACGCATAATGAGACTGTCAATTGTATTGTCTCAAAGCAAGAGCTAGCAAATTTATTATTAATGACTGTTGAAGGAACTGAGCTCGCCGTTTTTGGCCATCAAAACAAACGAAAGCAATTAGTAATTGATAAAATACTTGTCCGAAAATCTTTGATACTTGCATAAAATAAAACCCCAACTCAAGATAAGAGTTGGGGTTTTATTATTCTATCCATTCATCATCAAAATATTCATCTACGAATTCATCTATTGTTTCGCAGCGTTCTTGTTCTTCGTCGAATGGATTTTCTTCAGTCACATGCTCTTCACTCCATTTCGTGAAGTTATGAATCTGAATATGTCTTATGTCGTAAAAATCGATTTCTTGTTCACCAATTAGAACAACATCAAACTCAGCCATTCCACGAAAAACACCAAAAACATGTGGTTTCACACGGTCATATTCATCTAACGAATTCAATTGAATCTCTAGTACCTTATTATGTTTAATTGAGCGGTCTAAAAAATATTCTATTTGGTTTTGGGATTGTTGTGGTAGTCTCTCAATATTTCGAGCGTGATATTCATCAGTGCTCTTTATTGCTTCAGTTAATTCGCCTAACGGAAACGCCGTTGGCCACTTTAGTTCAAATGGCCTGTCAACATAATCATTGTAAGGTTTAAACTCTTTTTTAGTTCGTCTCACCATCTGATACACTCTCCTATCGAAAACATTATACGAACATAAGTTTGTTTTTTCAAGAAAGAATCGTTAAAATTCAAATCTTTTTAAGATAACTATTGACTTTATACAACTACAGTTGTATAATATGAATATAGTTAAGGAGGTGAAACATGTGCTAGACGATATAGGAAAAGCCGTCGCAATCGTCCTAGGAGTTCTCCAATCCGCAAAAATTGTAAAAGAACTTTTAAAAGACGATAACGACGACAAATAAGAATAATGATTGGGAGCTAAGGCTCCCTTTCTATAAATTAATTCTAGCATGAATAATATGAAAAATAAAGCTTACGGATTAACATTACTTGCTGTTGTATTAGTTGGTTTAGGACTTACAGTTTTCAATGTGATTAACTGGATTACTTACTTGGTAATCTTGTTAATTGTAGGCATATTAAGCAAAAGAAAGTAGTTGATTAAATGACTTACACTGAAAAAATCGAAAAATTAATAGACATGGATTTAACGAGCTATCGTATTGCAAAAGAAACTGGAATCAGCACGCAATACATCGACAAAATCAGAAGTGGAAAAACTGCTATTGAAAATATCGGTCTGGGCAAAGCTGAATTGTTAGTGAAGTATTTTGATAAATTAATTAAAGATAAAATTGAATTTTAAAGGTCAGAATACATCCTATAATTAATAATTGTTTAAAAAGGATGATTTTATGTTAACGAAAATAAAGGTAACTACAAATAAGTTTACAAGCTGGTACAAAAAACATAACAATTCTATTTCGAAAGTGGTTAAAGTAGCCATATCATTTACTATCATCGTATTAGGTTTCTGTTTGAACAAAACATACTATGAAGATATCTCAGTAGAGTTTTACCCTTTTGTTTCTAAAGACGAACCTTATAGTAATAACATAGTCGATGAAGTAAATCTAGACAAAGAACCAAATAAAGTAGTTTTAGTTTCTTCTTTAGAAATTCCAATGACTATTGAAATTTTAAAATTTGAATCTATGGAAAAAGACAACTCACCTAAATACAAATCAACTGGAATTAAAAAGTCTTTAGAACCTGGTGATGTTTTTAAAATAGCCTACCTTGAAAGCGAAAATATACCAAATTACGAATTAAAGGCTTCTACAGGTTATGGTGACGGAAATATTTCATTAAAGTACAATGGCAGATATGGCAACATAAATAAAACAAAAATCAAGTCAGAAAGAAAGCTTATTCCATATTTTAAAGATAAAATATTGAATTAATATATGTATTAGAGCTTGGGATATTATTCCCAAGCTCTTCAAATTATTTTACGACTGGAAACATAGCTTCTAAGCGATTATACCAAGGCGCATTTTTGTTCCATTTATCTTGTCCATAGAAAGGAATATCTTTGCCATTGTTTTTCTTGTATAAGTCCTCAATGACTTTCATTTCATCTGGATGAGAGACACGTCTTGTGTTAACTCCGTTACAAAACATTACTGTCCAAGCATCTCCATTCCATTCTAGTTTACCTGTTTTTGAATTAATTGGTCTTTCGTATAAACATTGCATAGTCGTTTCTCCACCTTTTATATTATTTTGATTGTTATTATTTGAATCGCCATTGCCTTCGTTTGGATTGCTCATATATTTTTTTATTTGGCTAATAAAATAGTCTTTTACAGCATTTGTTTCTTTTCCATGCAATTCCCAGGAACGGTGAGGACATGCCGTAGGAACAAATTCTTTGTGTAATCTTACAGTATCTCTATTAGGGTACATTCCCCAAAACTTCATATCTTCAGCAACTTGTTTAAATGTCATTTGTTCATTAGCTAAAAAATCGGCATCGCTAGCACCCATTGATTGACATACTTCATAGCCAACATAGTTCAAATTCCCCTCTGGATTCGCTGTGTGCCATGCTGCATTGAATGTATCTTCTACACGTGCAATTGTATTTCGATCAATATAATAATGAGCAAAACCATTCGCCAGTTGTGTAGGAGACATTACAGCCAAGGCATTAACATACTGTGCAGCGGTCGCATAAATACTTCCGGCATCATTATGAATGACAACACCTTTTGGCGTTGCATTAGGACGTCTCCCAGCAATCCCACTGCAAACAGATTGATTAATCACTTGCACCATCTTTAGGTTCACCACCTTTATCATTTTCATCTTTTAATTTACTTAAATGTTCCTTAACCCATGAAGGAAAGGGAACGCCTAACTGCCCTAAGTTTTCAATAATGGAAATGCCATACACTGCTATATAAAATAAGACAAATCCAGTAGCGATTGATTCTAGACCCATGATTTTCAAGTATGGATAAGCAACGCTTATTAAGCAGACCACTAATAAATGTTTTACTAATCCTAGCAATCCTTTTGTGCTATTTCCTTCCTTAATGAAAATACCTTTACATAATCCTGTTAAGATATCCCCTAACACAATCCAGACAAACACCTGAATAAAACCGTTAGAAATCATATTCTTGAATTCTAGTATCAACGCTTGATTATCAATAATCACCATATTTTCCACCTTCCAATAATAAAAACCGCCTAGCTTTTGCTAAACGGTCTCTTATAAATATTTAAATTAAATTTTGATTTTACTTTAATTGATTTGGACTTATACTGCATATACAGTTGATCCTGCTGCCCAACTTGATCGACCGCTCCAGTTTAGCCCCACAGACAAAGTTCCTGCAACAACTCCAGTAGGTGCTGTTCTACCTCTAATATCAAACGTTCCTAACGCCACGCCGCTAGAAGTACGTATTCCGCATTGTGAATATTGGCTTTTCAAAGGAATAGCCCAGTCAGGCAGGTTTGCTATAACAGTGTTTTGAGTATTACCACCCTTTTCAACATTAAAGTTAATATGGATTCCGCCCCCTACTAATTCTTCAACATAACTAGCATCAGTAATACCTTGATTATCAACAAATCCGTTTTGATAACTCAACTTAGCGTATTTTTGATTTCCAGATAATGAATTGGTGGTGATATAGTCTATACCTAATTTAGTCATATCTGCAAACTTGTTTTCTGGAACTGTCCAAGTACCTATCTTCATGCCTAAAGAATGAAGATTTTTAACATTTGTAGAATTGACACTAGCATTGTTAAAAATGCAACTACATACTGCTGGAATTGATAGGTTTTTTAATTCATTTATTACATTCGTATTTATCTCATTAACAAAATAATGAAGCTCCATATTTGGGTACATAGATCTAATTACATTTAAAACCGCATATGAGAAAGAACCTATTACGCAATTAAATTCATCAAATCCATATAGATTCAATGTATCTTTCAATAACGCATAATTAGCAGTACTATACTCGTTGTTTTTTATTTCTATAATAGGTACCTTATTAATTTGTTTGCAAATTGATAAGTAGTCATCAAGTGTCGGTGGTATTCTCTCTTCATCTGATAACTTAGAAACATTAGCACCAGCATCAATTCTTAAATTTCTAAATTGCGATAATGTCATTGATGAAACTTTACCAGTGCCATTTGTTGTGCGGTCCACTGTTTCATCATGCATGACAACCCACTGACCATCGCTTGTGACCTGAATATCCGTTTCGATACCCCAATGACGTCGAACCGTTTTAAATGCTGGAATGGAGTTTTCTGGATATTCTGTATTGTTTCCTCGATGGGCAATCCAATTCAACCCTTCCTTCCATCTTTGACGATGTGTTTTGGTCTCATTTAAATAGTATTTTTTCGTTGTGAAAGGTGTCATGAATTCAGTATTTGATTCGCCTTTTTCTGCGGATGATTGTGTTGCCGTGTTATAATTGTCAACATTTCCCAAACCTACTTGCGCAGACGTCACTTTATGAGGATTACTATTATCTTCAATATGTTCATTTAATCTTTTTTCTTTAATAAATCCACTTTTTTCTAAAACAGATTGAGCATCAATACTAATTTCAAATTGTATGGATACATAATCTACATCAAGCGTTGAAGTAGTAACTCCATTACTCGGATCCGTGTAATTAATGATATAAATAATTCCATCACTTGTTATGAAATTATTATCAGTAACTTGAATTGATAAATCTTTATATTCGTCAACAGGTTCTTGGATTTGAGTGGACCAAGAATCTGTTGACTCAATATAAGTAGAAACTTTTATTGTTTTATTATTGGGGGAAGAAGCCTTTACTCGCTCACTAATAGTAAAAGAAACAAAATTATTTTTTAATAATTTAACAGATTCATCTAAATTCAAATCTTTAAACAATTGAGGAACTAAGCGCTTAGCAGCCTCTAATGCATTGAATTCCCCTAGCTGTTGAGGAATAATACCATTTTGTGTTGAACCGCTACTAACTCCTGAATCGTTTCTACTAACTAATTTATTGTAGTCAGTTTGAGACACTTCATTCCATGTATCTTTTGGTTTTTTTAATGATTTTGCTGTCACATCTGTGAAATATTTATTTGCATTTGTCGCTGTATTTCCAGCTGTTTTACCGTTAAAATCCATAGGAACTTTCACATTAGTTATACCAGAAAGTAGTGAAACGCCTTCTGTTTTAGTCATTCGATCATTAAAATCAGATTGTAAGCGTGCTGCTAACGTTGTTCGTGTGACTCCTTGAGTGTCTGTTCTCGCTTGCACAATTTCTGGATTGCTATCACCTGCTTCACCGACTAACTTATCAAAATCGTTTCTTAATGCATCAAATTCTTGTTTATTATTATTTGCAGTGGAAACAGCTTGGTTTGACGTATTAATGGCTGTTTGTGAATTTGCCATTGCTTGATTCGCCGTTTCATTCGCTTGATTCCCTGCTTCTTCTGCAATTCTAATAGCTTCTTTACCTGCAGTATCAGCTATTTTCTTCGCATCATTAATACCATTTTTTAATTCTTCTTGATAAGCATCTACTTTTTCAGTTGAAGCGTTTGATTGATCTAAAATCGCATTAATTTTAATTCGACCTTGATTCAGCGTATCTGTTTCTTTGATTTGTTCAATAGCCATATCCATCACTCCTATTCTGCATTAATGTATTCAATCGTGGCTTTTTGTAAAATACGATTTCCTATCTTGATGAATGGTGAACTATTATCAATCAGTTCTGTAAAATAATCATCTAATGTTTTTCCTGATTCATCATTAACTATAAATTCTTCTTGTTTGCTAATTAATTTTACTGTTAATCTCATTTAAAATTGTCCTCCTAATTGCGATTGTATAAAGACACGACAAATAACCTGCGCTTCGATTCGTGCAAGTTTGTTAGGTATTATCTTAATTGTATGATTACCTCTAGAGATCTTGCCTCCACTAGTTTTCCTAAGGTAATTAACAATGTTTAGTCTTTGTTGGCTAGTATCATGAATTGGAATGGTGGTACCATCTACAACTATATCAACACTAGTTGCGCTACTTGGCGCCTCATAAATCCCCCATTCTAATGGATGGCTATGATCAGGCAAAGTAATTTGGTGCGTATGTGCCGGTATTCTAACTTGGTGGCTATGGCTAGGAACCGATATGCTGTGAGTATGGTTTGGTATAGAAATATTAAAATTGTGACTATGGTTAGGTGTATTCACTGTGTGGGAATGTGCCGGTGTAGTCACATTATGAGTATGATTACCTGAGCTCGTCTTTGTGTACCAATCTGTTGATGCAGTCGACATTAGTCTAAATCTCATACCTGACCCCGCATCCATTTCTCGATAAAATGCACTTGATTCAGTGCTACCATTATTAGATGCAACTAGGTGATTATGATCTCCACCTGCTGAACTTGTTTGTGAGCTTTGACCATTTACAGAACTAGATTGAATACTACCTCCACCACCACCTGTGGTGGATCCACTAGAATAACCTCCTCCAGCTGAACTTGAAACGACACTTCCGCCACCAGCTGAACTCGTTTGTGTTGAAGCTCCACCAGCTGACGTACTTTTTACTGTAGCTCCCCCGCCTTTTACGGCTTTTGTATAACCACGATAACGCTTAGTTTTAAAAGTCAGTTCTACAGTGTTTACATGAAATACATCATCATCTAAAAAGAATTCAATTTCTGCTGGGTATGCCTTTTCGCAGTTATCTTGATAACTGTAGTTCAAAATATTCGTTGCACCTTGCGAGTATGTCTCATTTATTTCCTGTTTACGTTTCAAATCAGACATTGTTGTAGTAAAATCGTCAGATAAATTACCAAGCTCTAGCTGAATATCTTGTGGGGCGCCGAACACATCCTGTTTTGACTCTTTTTTAATACGCAAATTTATACTTCCAAAATCATCTGTGTTAATCATAATTACAGTTCCTTGTCTTAACTTATCAATGCTTAAAGGTTCATCTGTTAATTTCAATAAATCAGCCGCAGTCACATCCCAAGAAATTTTAGGTTGTGCCCATTTTTTTAACATGTTGATTGCATTGTCTTTTAAAGCTTGTGGAACTGTGAATCGTTGGTCTACCCAAACATATTCAACTAAACCATGTTCTTTTATAGACTTTGCATCTTCTACATAAGGAATGTTTTTATTTACTGATTTAATATTTATCTGATTGACGCCTTCACCAGCACCTAAAGGATAAACTCGATTAACTAAATTGTTAGGATCTCTTTCAATCTCAAACCCTTGCATGTTATATCCTTCTTGAATACGAGCAACAGGTTCTTTTGGTGGCTTCACTAAAGATAATTCGAATGGATAAACTTTGGTATTCCATTGCCACATGTAGTCTTCATCAAATGCTTGAGGAATACTAAACAAGGCATCAGCGAGACCATTTTCATTTTCCCATGCATAACTAAAATACCGAGTGAATTCACATTTTTTTAAAACCCAGTGTTTTGTCCTTTGTTTATTCAAAAGATAGTTAATAACATCAATCGTTTTTCGGTTCACTAGTTCATGATAACCAAAAAGAACTGTGTCTAGCAAAGTACACAAGGCTTCATTTGCCGTATACGTGATCGAATTGTTACTAGCATCTTTGCGAACGGTTGAAGGCATAACACGGTATAACCCTATATATTCATTCTCATTATCTGTTAGTTCAACCCATAACATTTCTTGCAAAAATTCATTTTTAGGATCATCCAACGGCATTGAAAATTCTAGGTTACCTATTTGGTTTTCAATTTTTTCATATCCAACATTATAGGCGTTATCTAAAACTGCCGTATATTCTCTTTTTAAATCCATTGCCATCAACATATTTTAGCAACACCTCCTATAAGAAACGATTTGGATATCGAATAGTTAGATTAAAAGTACTATCTTTCGCTTGGATGTATAGTGGCTCATTTGGATAAATATAAAAATCGTTCATAGGACGAATCATTGGCTTCCCATTTTTCGTAATATTAAACTGTTCTGTATCAATCACTATTTCTGATTTATCAAAATCACCAATATCAATAGTATCGCTTCTAGTTTTTATCCACACGCCTCTACCAGTGCCTTTTATAGTAATAATCGGTTTTACTTTTAATCCTTCGACAGTTGGATATATTTCAATCGGCTTCACTTCTTGACCGTTATCTCCCATTAAATAGGAACGATTTTGAAAAGTAATCATAGTAGATCCCCAGTATGCTCCGCCTTCAATCGTAATTGGTAAGTCAACAGCCCCTGATCCAGTATTACCCATAAGATAGTTAGCCTGAAACGTTATTTCTGTAGAACCCCACATAACACTAGTAGCATCGCTTCGAGTATATTTATATGGATTATTCAACAAGATTGTAAATGTACCAACGACACGATTCAATCCTTCAGGAACTGCATCAATGTCTGACTTGCTACCTGACCAAAGCATTTCTGGTTCATCATTAAACCAAATCTGTACATCTTTTTCTGTGAACAAAGCAACATTTAGTCTATTAAAAGAATCCCTAAAAGCTTCGTTAGAGTTAGCCTCAACTTTGAATTTAACCGTTAATTCTCTTTCTGGAATACGAGCATAAACATGTCGCATTCCATCACGAATTCCCAACTGGTAGCTTTGTATTTCAGTGGGAGCTAACTCTCTTCCAACAACAGATAATGTTCTATAACCTGGAACTAAATCTTCTAAAAAGGAACCATTAAAATTCATGGCTTCCGAAGGCAAAGAGGCTTTTGTTTGTTGTTCATTTACATCAATAAAGTTGTATAACATTTAGCGCCTCCTTCCTAAAGAAACATTCTTTTTATCTTGTTGATTCTGTAATTCTTTACTCATTGGTTTAGCAATAACCCTTGCAACCTCTGAACTATCGAAAATAACAGGTACCTCTACAGTGAATTTTGAAGATACATCTCCAGCAAATGCTAAGCTTTGTGATCCTCCACTAAATGACAGATTTGAATTTAAATTATCCAGCGCTGGCATGGCTACCTTTTTACTTAGTCGTTGCATAGATTTTTCTACAAAGTTTGAATATTTATCAATACCAACCGCTACTCCTGCTGGAATCATTTTACCTACTTCATCACGCATTACACGTGAGGGAGAATGAATATCCATAGCACTTTTCATTGTACTTACAATTTGATCTGCCACACCTCTTGCTGCAGCTAAAGCGCTATTAGCATTAGCATTAATACCATTAGTCAATCCATCAATTGCATTTGCTCCGATAGAATTCATTTCTGATGGCAATTTATCCATTGCAGAAATTATTTTATCAACAATAGACTCAACAGCTCTTACAGGATTCATTGCGTTTTGTTCGATACCGTTTGATAATCCAGAATCAACATCTTCACCAATTGAGTGAAATACACGAGAAGGAGAGTGAGAATCTAAACCTTTTCTGGCACCAGAAACAACATCATCAATCATTTGATTAGATGTTTTTACAGGTAATTGTTTGTTAGCCTCTACCCCTTTTTCTAAACCTTGCGGGATAGATTTACCAATACCTGAAAAATCTGCCTTCTGTACTTCACCTTTCATATCTTCCCCGACTTTAGGAACAATTCCTTTTGTCATTTCCTCAACAGATCTACGGCCATTTTCAATACCTGCTTTAAAATCATCAGTTACACTTAGACCCACGCTGTTAAAGTCTGTATTCTTAATTTGAGTCATCAAAGTTTCTTTTTGAGTTGGTATAAGAGCTTGAATTTCCTCGTTCAAACCATTTTTGCCTAATTGATAACCTTCTTTCATTGCATTCATGGAAGTTTCACCGGTATTACGATAGACATCATTCAAGCGTTGTAATTGTTCGTCTGAAGAATTAACTAATTCTGCCGCTTGAGCAGCACCTTCAGGACCCATTTTCCGTAGTTGCTCTAAAAGCCCTTCATCTACCCCTCGCTGTGCTAACGCAGCAATGTTAGTGCTCCATTGGCTAACAGCTTCTTGATTTTTTTGTAAATTTTCAGCCATTTGATCAACTGAAATAGCTTGTTTTTGCTGGATAACATCAAAGGCGCTCCCTACTTTTTCTTCAAGTGATGAATATTCTGAACGCATTGCATCCATTGTTTCTTTCGTCTTACCACTTAAAGCATTGTATGAAACTGTTTGATTTAACACACCATTTTCCACAGCTTGGCTTGCACGCTGCATTGATTGTTCATGGGCATTAGCTGTATTTATAATTTCATTCGTCAATTCTTGTTGAACGCCCTTTAACACTTGCTCTTGCTCGCCCAACTTTTCAATATTTTCACGAGCTTCTTTTGTATTCCCGCCAGATTCTTTTAATGTCTGATTCCATTTTTCTCTAGCGGCATTAATTTCCATCAGCTTCGCTTCATTATCATTTCGTTCTTTTAACATTTGATTAATGTTTTCTTGAGCTTGAGAAGCTTCATCTAAAGCATTATAGGCATCAACTTGTTGTTGAATTGTTCCAGGCATTTCAGATAAAATATTTTTTTGATCGTCATAAACTAAGTTTAAACCTGTCATTTTACCGTTCAATTCCTCAACAATTTCCACCATACGTTTTTTCTCGCTGTTGCTTAATTTTTCTTTAGCAGAGAGCATTTCCATTTCAGAAATCATAGATTGGAATTTTTCTTTAGTATTATTCAATTCAATAGCTTCATCTTTTCGTGATTGGGTATGTTCTTGATTCTTTTTAATCAAGTCATCTGTAGTTTTCATAAGGTTTTCTTGTTCTTTTTTAACTGCCTTAGTTGATTCAGTTTCCTTATTTAACCATTTCCACAAGTTTACCCCTACAGCTACTAGCCCTCCTATTGCAGCTGTTACCCAACCAATAGGGCCCATCAACAATTTCATAGCGGTACTAAAAACAGTTGTAGCTACTGTAGCTAAACTAATTGTTCCCGTCAAAACACCAACGATTGTATTTTGCGCCACTAAAAGACCAGTTTTTATTGCTATTGCTGCAGAATTGGCTTTATCGGCTGCTAAGTTTAACATCCATGCTCTTCCGAGTGCTGTTGTAGATAACGTAGCCAGTTTTGATATTCCATTGTATAAACTTATTGCGGTTGTATAAGCTTTGATTGCCAATTCAGATTGTTTTATATAGCCTGTCACTTGCTGAATTACTTTCAACGCTGTAAAGGTGGCAGCAAAACTGGCAATTGTTGGTAGTAATGGTGTTAAAGCTGTACCTATCGAAGTAATAGCTTTTCCGAATAGTTTCATCAATGGGATAGTTGATTGAATCGCTGCATCAATTGCCTTAAAAGTTATATTCACTACATTTTTTAAAGAGTCCAAATTTTCGGCAATATTTTTCCCTGTCACCGCTTTGGATAATTCATCAAATGATTTAATAACTGTAGTTACACCTTTAACGGTGGCTGTTTTAATATTTGCCCATGAGGTCTTGATACCTTTTGAGTTTTTCTTGGCTAAATCCGCAAAACCACCTACGCCTTTGTCCAACTCAATCAAACGATTATTGAACTCATTAAATGTAATATCTCCTTCTTTTAAGGCATCGTATAATTGGTTAACTGAGTTTACACCTTGTTCTTTGAAAGACTTAGCAACTTTATCCATCGCAATCGGCATTGTTTCTTGTAATGTTCGCCAAGACTGCATATCAACTTCACCCTTACCGAGCATTTGAATATATTGTTGCATACCACGAGTTGCATCAGCAGTTGAAGCTCCAGAAGCAAGAAAGGCATCATTTAATGCAATAGCTGTGTCAGTTCCTTTACTCAAGCTACCAGTTGAAATTGCTAACTGTTGCGTATTTGATACGATTTCATCTAACGATGTAGGAAGCCCATCAATTCCATCACTTAACTTAGTCATTGATCTATCTACATCTTCTGTTGAGTAACCTAGAGCCTTCATAACTACAGGATATTTATTCAACGTATCAAAACGGTTAATAGCTCCTTCAACAGAATCCTTAACCATATTTACGGCCGTAGACACTAATTTTACGGCACCCACACCTGCTCCAATACTAAGAATTGATTTGCCTAATTGATTCCCTTTAGTGGTGCTTTTATCCAATCCATCCCCTAGCTCACCAGATTGCTTGTTTACACCAGCCATAGAACGTTCAGCGCTACTCATCGTGCTACTAAACGTTCTATCAGTGGCAGTAAGTATTGCTTCGACTGAATATGATTCCATCATTTTCCTCCTTTCCTACTTATTTGCTTTTCTTAATAAATCAATTGCCCCTATATCAATCTTTTCATCAATTAATGACTTACCCAAAATTAACTTTTCTTGTTCTTCATAATTAAAAAACTTATTGAATTCCTTGAAATAAGGTTCAGATTTTTTACCTTTAGTCGCCTTGATTTGGTTATTTAGCCAAGCTTGGAGATAGAGGTCTCTTTCATGGTCAAGTCTTTTTAACTGAAACGCCAATAGCCTAACTTCATATTCATACAAAGTCATTCGTTCAATTTCTGATAAATCAGTAATTTCTAGGTAACGAAAACAATTAATAAGAATATTTTCATAAGCTTCAGCTGAGGTTAGTTCCTCTCTTACTTGTTCTCCATCAGAGCTTTCTTGAAATTTCTGACCGTTAACTTTCCCGCATTGCTTTCTTCTAAGTTTTTCAACGTTTCATCAAATAACGCCTCAATATCATCAACAGTTTCAACAAACTCATCTACTTCATCCTTAGAAGGTCTACTTTTTTCCGTAATGGTAGCTGTGTAAAGTACATCAGATAAAACAACGATATTTCCACTTACTAGCTGCGGTAATGATGTTGTTAGTCCCATCCCAAGATTTACATCATTGCGAACTACCCCATGCTGCTTATCCAATTCACGAATAAACTTGACTCCAAAAATACAGTTATATTTTTTTCCTTTAATTTCGATTTGCATGTCTTTTCCTCCATAAGAAAAGGACAGCCGCTAAGCTGCCCTCTAAATTTATATTTTAAGCTTGATTATTCAATGTTAAGGTGTGTTGAGCTGTTTTTTTACCATCCTCTGTTGTTCCTGTTGTGGTATAAACACCAGCCGGTACCGCTTCTGTCCAAGTAATATTTCCTGTTTCAGAGACAGCAAGACCTTCTGTTTCAGGCGTAATCTTATAGGTTACTTTTTTGTTGGTTGCATTTTCAGGCAAGACAGTTGCTGTGATTTGTCGGCTACCTGCAGTACCCGCATCTGCTGTTGATGTTTTAGGAGAAAACTCTAAGCCAGTTACAGCAATAGACAATGTTTTAAAAGCTGGAATATCTACTCGCTCTGATTCTTTCCCATTAACAACACGAGTTACTTGGTACTCACCAACTGGCACAGAGGTGTTAGGTCCCATTCCTGTTATAGTTAAAGGTGATGTGCCGGAAACAACTTCGGTTTGGCCTTTATAAATTTTAAAAGTATCCACCATATTTATTTTCCTTTCTTAGCTTAATTCAATAGAAGCCCCATCGACTGTAGGAGTTACACTTCCCACAGAAGGGCTATCTACTTTCCCGGATCAGCTGTTTCAATAGTCGTATCTTTGAAGACATATTGAACTACTTCTTCTTGATCAGCAGTTAATGTTGCAAATCCTTTTGCGCCTTTACCATTGATACCAAATTCTAATGAAACTTCTACGGTGTCTTCAGCATTAGGCGATTTACCAAATGATGTTACATATCCTTGGTAATAGGTTGCCTTGTACTTGTCAGCATTATCTCCTGTACCTTTTTCTGCTTTGTTGATTTCCCAAATTTCAATAATATCGTCATTGTCTAAAGCTTCTTCTAGTTGATCAACATACGGATCACCGACTGATAAAATAGATGTTGCTGAAAAATCAATTTCCAATGATCCTGGGATACGAATCGGACCATCTTTAGTGGCCACGGAGTCACTATCTTTTGTTTTTGTATTTTCATGTTCTGTCTGGAAAGCTAATTTCCATGCTGCTTCCTCTTTTGATTTTTTTAACAAACGGAAAAGTAAAATAATATCAATACCTTTAGCCGCTACTTTTGCTTCATTAGCCATTTATATTCCTTCTCTCTATAGTATTTTGAATTCTAAAGATATCATTGCCCGCTTCAATGGTGTGTTAGTCGAAATGTCATCTACTACCCGAATACCGCTTGATTGAATATTAAGCGACCAATAATAACCTTCCGTTTCAGAAATAGATAGAGCCTCAGCAAAAATTGCTGAAGCCATATCCGATATTTGTTTACGTTTTTTTGCCAATCCCCATACAGATAGATTCAATGTAACCGAACCTTTAATATCAGTTTTATTGGCTTGGTGCAGTGTCTGAGTATCTTCTAATTCGACAAATGGATAACCTACATCATTCATAGGTTTATAATCGTAGGTTTCATAACCCAGTGATTGACACTTCTTATACACTTCATCGAAGATTGATTGATCTCTTGTTTTAATCATTTCATCAACCTTTCCAAGTCCGTTCTAAATTTCACTTTTTGTTGTTTCAGCGGTGGTAAAAAGAAATCACGTTTCACCATAAATCTCGTACCGTTTATTAAATACGGTGCGTATTCTGTTCCTGGTCCTGTATGCCCAGAAAAACCATTGTTCGAAAGCCTCATAACGATACTTCTTTTTGTTGCCCCTGTAGGTTTAACAAACTTTTTACCTTCCCAGTGTCCAGTTAACACCTTTTCGGCTTCAGCTTGCATATTAGCGGTTAATTCTGCTGTGTTATTTCTAACAACTTTTTTCACATCATCAAGTTGAACATTTCTCTTTAGTTTTTTAGAAATTCCAGCTAGTCCATTAATTCTTACTTGACTTCTTGCCATCAATAATCACTTCCTGAATAATCAAGCTATTTCTTAATGCAGGAACTCTACTTGTAATAACTTCCCAAGTTTTACCCTCAAACTCAATGTAATCAAATTCTGGAATAACAAAAAGGGGCTGTGTCCTAATGACCTTAGCCCCTTCTTTAATGCTTCCGAAAATAGTAATAGAACGATCTGTACCAATGTCAGTTGCATTGACATCAGCAGTTTTTCTAAAGGGTTCTTCTTCAATCCATTCACCTGAATTTGGATCATAATGCGATTCTGAAGATTTTTTTACAAAGGTAATTTCATCTAAATATCTCATGAAAATGTAAACCTCCCACGTTTAGGCTTATAAAGTTCTTCTATTTCCTTGTTCTTATACTCTTCAATCTCATCTTGATATTCAGAAAAATCAGAGTCTGGAAATGCCATAGATAAACCTTCTTGAGAATAAGATTGCATTCCTTCTTGGCCAATACGATTAAATCGTTTTAAAGTTACTTCATATACAACTGAATCAAAGCTTTTTGGTAACTCAGTGACATTCAATATATTTTGAAGCCGATCTTTTGTACGTCTTTCAATGATTTCTAATTTTTCATCAAGACTACCATTTAATAATTTTTTTACATCATTTGCTATCTTTGACATCTAAACACCACCTAAGTTAGTTCGATTGTCGCCCCATTTGTTGTCGGTGTTACTTTTCCAACAACAGGGCTAGTTACTCCCCCGCAGCTTTTGGTTGAATCTTAGCAAATGCTTCATCTTTGATGACCATGAAACCAATATCCATTGTAGCTCGTAAAGCAACCAATTCTTGTTCGTACAAGTTGACAGGCGTACCGTCTTCATTCGTTAAAGTAGATAATTGAGCTTCTTCTGAAATTTTGAAATTAATGTTAAATGGGATACCATAGCGCAAGTAATCAAAATCACCAGTATAAAGGTTTCCTTTATCCATAGATTTTAGATCTGCTACAGGTAGTCCATCAATAGTATTGCTGACACGATCATAAATAAATTGAGTTGTGTCACCAATTTTTTTACTTGCTTCACGTAACACTGTACGATTCTTACGATTAGAAATGAAAGCATTCGGATCGTATTCACCTTCTCCAAGCAAATCCTCTAATGCTAAAATGTTGTCATATGTCAAGTCGCCCTCAATTACATTACTAGCTGCAATGACAGATTTTTCAATAGATTGAGAGAATGGATTTTCTTTATCAAGGATAGTAGCCGCATCAATTTTCTTATAAAATGCTTCTGCGATTTTTGGTTGCATTTGAGTAAAGAAATCAGACATCTTATAAGTTAAATATTCCCGAGAAACTGGGATAATAACACCAATTTTTTTCGCAGTCATCGTTACGTTTAACCATTTAGGTTTAGACGTTTTAATCTTTTCGCCTTCACCAACCCAGTACGCCCCAGGACCTTCTGCAAAGTATTCGAATTTCTTTTCTTTGCCGTCCATTTCTTCATATTTAGCCAACTGCATTAACTTAGAATTTTCCATCACATCTTTTAAAATTAAAGTGTTGTACTTATCTGGAATTGTTCCATCTTTTTTCTCTAATACTGTGACGTTGTCTGGATTCCATGTTTGAGCAAACATTTGAATATCCATTTTCATTAATTGTTTTTTCTTCATTTATATTTCCTCCTATTTTACAATTCGTGTGCTTGCTGCAAGAGCTGCAACTGATTCGGTTTCTTTTTTATCAGTTGAAAATTGTCCGCCCTCACCTGGTGTTTTTTGGCGAGCATTTTCTTTCTTAATCATTGATACATAGTTCGTAACAATAGCGACAGCTTTTTTTGTGGCTTCCGCATCATCTGAAACAATCAATCCTAGCAAATCATCGTCATGCGGCAAACTAGCCTCTGAAAGCATTTTAGAAGCTTCCTTTGACATGGAAACTAATGCTTGACTACGTTCCAATTCCGCAATTTTTGCTTCTAGCTGTTTCTTTTCATGTTCAGCTTTTTCCTGAGCATTCATTTTTGCCAGTTTTTCTGCTTCTGCTTGTTTTTCTTGTTGCTCTTTTTCCCAAGCTTCTTTTGTTTTTGATACTTCAGCAGCGATCATTTTTGCCACTTCACCACGAGAAAACGTTTTTTCATTACCTTTATCTTTGCCGCCATCTCCTGGCGGTGTTTGCTCTTGACCTCCGGCCGGTTGGTCCGTATCCCCAGCGCCAGTATCTGGATTATCAGCAAAGAATTGTAAATGCATTGGCAATAATAGTTTTTTTGTTTTCATGATTATCCTCCACGGTTACGCCGCTACCCGATATATTTGATAAGTTACGCCTATCAATCGAAACAGCTTTCTCTTTAGTGCCTGTAAGCAGTAAGAAGGCAATATAAAAAGCCTAACGTTTGTTAGACTTTAATCGCATTATTTTCCCATTTTTTGTATGCATCAAAATAAATCTCTTGCTTATCGCCGTTTAATGTTAATTCATAATACATACCATCAAGTAAAGTAGTGCTTAATAGCGCTTTGTTATTTTGCAATGTTTTACAACTCCAAACTACAAAGACATCTTTTTTGGTAATTTCTTTTTGATCTGATTTATCCAAGTGTTTGTTTGCATAATTTGAAACAATTTCTTTACATTTATCAATAAATTCTTGTGAATCCACCATTTCACCCTCTTTTCTTAAATATTCTTCATAATCAGCATCTAAATAATCATAAGGATCGTCATTCATAGAATCACACCTTTCTGTCATAATTTTAAAGTGATTCTTCGACTTCTTTTCTTAATTCAGAAATTAATCTGTTTAGCTTTTCTGTCAATTTACCTTTCTTTTTTGTACCAAATTTTGTTTTTCTTTGTTCATACATTAATAACTTGATTTCGGTATTCATATACATAATTGTCGCTTTATATCCACAATTTGCACATTCAGCATAATGGTGTTCGACATCCTTCGTGATATTTTCAGATTTTCTAATTAAAGGAGTGTGTTTATGACATTGATTGCATTTATATAGATTATCCATTTACAAACCTCTTTCTTTCAGCGACTTCTCATAATCCTCACTAACTTTAGGGACAGTAGAGCACTTACAATGAGGATGCATATAAGGAGCATTAATTCTTTTTTTCATCTTTAGTACTTTATAAGGACTACCCTTAGCTACTTTTTTACATATTTCACAGGCAAACGGTTCTGCAATGTAATCATATTCTTCGATATCTGCATCCAAGTAACTTTGCTTTTGAATATCTGTTTGAACACCAGATATTTCAGTCATCATTAGCCTATTTAGCTTGTATCTTATATTTAATTGGTTAGGCTTTAAAAATTTTGCCATCTCTTTTGCTACTGCTCTTGGATTTTTACCTTGAGTGATTGCCTGAGTGATTATTTTTTCTAAATCAGCTTTCATTTCAACAAAATTTTGCCAAATGTTATCACTAAACGAAGGGAATTCACTTGATTTGAATGATGCATTAACAATTTTTCTAACCTTAGACGAATAATTTTCTTTAACGGTTTCGCCTAGTATTCCCGCCTGTCTTAAATACTCATCTTTTGCTGATTCAGATAACTGAGAATATCCCCACTTATCTAGCTCATCAAACAACGTGATTAGTTCTAAGCCAATTTGAGACTTTAATAGCTCTAATCTAGACACTCGCATTACTAAGTTATAGATTTTCAATTCTTTATTGGCCTGTGGACTAAAGTCTTTATTTTTTACATACTCCTTCGCTTTTCTCTCAAAGCGTTTTACGTCCATCTTATTAGCCATTTTTCTTGCTTCGCTAATCGTAATCTTTTGGCCATTGGAAAATCTATCCCAGTTAGCTTCAATTTCGGTTTGAATCGCATCAATAGCATTTTGAAGCTGTTGAACAATTTCTTTTTCTCTATCGCGATCTAGCTTCATCTGTTCTTTGATCCAAGATTCTTCACGATTTTTCAAGTAGGACATTCAATCATTCCTCCTCGGTTTCCTTTTCCGATTGTTTAGCTAAAAATTTTACCTGATTCACTTTCGTTTTGGCTACTTCTTCATCAGTAATATCTAATGGTTTATTTTCATTTTTTACACGTTCTAATTCAGCTTGAACATCATCAACAAACGAAGCTAGACCTAAAATTGTTTCTTGGCTTAACTCAGCTCCAGAGTCAATCAATGTTTTTAATTCTTCTAGAATTGCTTTCGGAAGATTAGGAGTAAAGATAATTCGCAATCCTTTTAAATCGGAGTTATCAATCTCAGAAACACTTGATTTTAGATTAAATAAAAGACGATAGCGCCGCACAAGACTTTTTTTAAATAGTCTTTGCTTTACTGCCGTCATTTGATTGAATCCAAACATTTTATACTTCATTGCTTCTCCTGATTGAACACCAGAAAAATTTGTATCTGTTAAATCTGGAATCATAGATATTTCATGTATCCCTTTTCTCACTCGTTCTTTGTAGGCTTCAACGCCGTTTACATCGTATTGTTTATAGATGTAGCTAGCATTCACTGAGGTCTTGTTACCATTGATATCTGTGCCAGATTCAAGTAAAAGAATGTTCGCTTCTTTTTGCTTAATAGCATCTTCGGTTGATAGACCCGCTGCTTCAATGTCTCCGCTAATCACTAATAGCGCATCGTTTAAGTCCGTCATGTAATTAGCAGTGTCAGACTGTCCAGCATCATACAAATCGATTTGAGATAAAATATCTTCATACAATCCCATTCTAAAACGATTAGGAGAAAACTCAGTTATCTGAACTTCTTTGTAATCATGAGAATCCTCTTTTGGATCACTTAGTTTAATCGTAGCAAGAGTCGTTTCAGCGTAAGTAATGATTTTGTCTTTTGTGTAAATTATCGGTTGAATATACTGTTTGTCTGCATCTATAGTAAATTTAGTTTTAGGATAACGAACAGCAAGTATTGGTCTACGCTTGACCGTTGTATCATAAACAACAAACGTTTCAAAAACATTGCATAGATCAACATAGTCAACGTCATCTTCATCTCGATATATGATTTCATAAGCTCGGCCGTATTTATCCATATCTAACCACAATTCTCCATTCAATCCGTCAATGTCATTATCTTGATTGAAATTATCAATGGTCTCTTGACTAGCTTTATTATTAATTTGAACTTTTAATGGATTGCCTGTATTGTATCCAACATCAAACGTTGCAAGAACTTTTCCAAAATTATGAGCAGCTCTATGGTCTGCTTTTTCTTTTTCCTTACGGCGACGATTTTTGATGATGTTTGTATTCTTTGCTTTATAATAATCATCCAAAACCTGTAGACGTGGAACCTGGTGTTCATTATGGTGCGCAATCATTTTTGCTAAAACATCAGTATTATCCAACAATTCTTCTGCAGAACTATATCTATAGTGAATATTTGATTCTACGCCAAAGCTAACAAAATTTTCATTCACATCACTTGAATAGCTGATGTCCGATCCATGTTCAAATTCATTAACTTTTTGGATTTCTTCATTTTCCATACTTCACACTCCTTTTTTTAAAACATTCTTTTTATTTTGTTTCTTTGATTTTTACTAATTTTAGTTTTTTTCTTCGCCCACATGTCTTCGTTAAATCCGTAACGTGTGGCATCAATTGTATGATTGTCTTTATCTTCTAGTCTCGGTTTAGGATTACCATCTCTATCAGTCTGATAATCAATGTTTTCAAATTCCTTAGCTATATTTGGAGTCCTCAATGGATCGATACAAATAAAATCTAAGTCATCTAGCCATTGCTCACCATATTCAACCGAATCCGGGCCTTTTTTAACACCTTTTATATGATTGATACCATGCTCATTTACTAACTCTGCATTACTTTTGGGCTCAGCAGAATCAGAAAAAATTTCATCATTTTGATAGCCCTTTTCATGTAGTTTTTTAGCTAATTCCCTATTACTAATTTTCACACCGTATATCTCATCAATAGCATAGATACCATTTTTCTTTTTATCATAATGCCATCGAACGAACGCTAACGGATCAGTAGCATAACCGAAGTCAAGACCGTTTCTGATATTATCAAAGTTAGCTACCATCTCGTCTGTAATACAACCTTTTATTACTCGTAAATTATCAAACGGAACAACTCCTGAACCAATAGCTTTGCCGTCATACTCCCACTCAGCACGTTTCGGATTCTTAGCTCTCGTGGCATTAACTTCTTCAATAAATGCTTGTGCTATGAATGGATTATCCTTATATGTTGAATGATGAACAAAAGTATTCTCAGGTTGGAAGCTAGATTCATATTTCTTATTAACCCATGATTGTCGTCGCTTAGGAGGATTGTACGAATAAAAAAATTTATAAAAAAGACCATCTGCTAATTCACCACGTAGCAATGAGTTAGTTATGGTTTTTACATCATCTTCAGTTTTAAACTCGGCTAATTCCTCAATCCAAGCTATAGCAAATGGAAATCTTGAATCCTTTAATGACTTAATCCTTTCTGGGTTCTGTGCGCCACGAAAAACAATATAATTACCCCTAGGCTTATAGGTGATTTTCATAGGACTTTTATTTACTTTAAAATACTTAGACACACCTTGCTCTTCAATGGCCCACTTAATCTGTTCAAAAATAGATAGCTCAATCGTATTATCAACATATCTAATGGCCACAGCATTTACAGCATATCTCATAATCAATTGAACGATTATGTGTGCTATGCCAGATGATTTACCTGACCCACGGCCACCTTTTTCAACAACATGTAATATATTTGAGTTTAATGCTACCTTCCAAGTAGTATGAAATGCTTTAGGAAGAAATTCAGATAATTTTTTACTCATATTCATCACCTGATATATCATCGATGAAAACTGGCATATCCATGTCTCCATTTGTAGCATCTAAACTAGCTTTAACTTTTTCAGTTTGAACCTTCAATAGTTGTAATTTGGCATCATTTGCTAGCAAAGCATTCTGTTGCTTAATAGCCTTTGTTAACTGATTGCTAATTCTTGTCAATGCTTCCTCAATAGCCAAAATGTCATCTAGTTTTCTAAATGTTTTACGAGTTACTTGCACATCTTTTAAAACTTCTCTCTTGACAGTGACCATTTTTCCATCAATCACCGATGGCTCTTTGACTTTCCGAAGCTGCTGCAAACGTTCAACTTCTTCATCGTTTAAGCCAACCTCTGCATCTTTGATGCGTTTAAGCATTCTATATTGACGAATTTTTAGGATTCTTATTTCTTCCTCCAAAATAAAAAAAGGATCATCATTCATTGTAGAATAGATGTCCTTTTCTTCGTCAGATAACATATCGGCAAATATTGTTTCGTATTCGCCTGTTTTTACCGCATTCTTATTTCTTTTTGGCGGTGAGGCAGTTTTATTTCCTTTGTTACCTATAGCATTTTTGTTCCCAGGCGGCGCTCCACCTTTATTGGTAACGTTACTTTTTGAATTGGTAACATTACCTTTTAATTCATCAGCCCATTTATCTATAGATTTCCATTTCCTTATTTGAGAATCCGAAACATTTAGTTCATTAGCTAATTCTTTAAGAACCTTTTTGCCGTTTGACTTTAACCAAATTTCTTTAGCCTGGTCACGACGTGGATCTCTTTTTCTAGCCATCCATTAACACCACCTCGCTTTTCATGCTGATAGTTGAGTTTTGTTTTCCTATTTTTCATCAAAGTTCGGTTCTGACCTAACGTAACTATCAATAATTCTACTGAACTTATTTATTGATGCATCTAATTTTTTTGTACCATCCAAGTAATTTTTTAAAAATTCATCGTTAGAGTTATAATAAATAATTTGATCTACATTTCTATCTATTTCTTTTTGCGTTCTTTCTAATTTATTAGCAATTTCACTATTTTTTAGTATTGGTAACAATTCTTCTATTATTCTTACATTAGCAATTTTCTTCTCTTCAACTAAATCTTTAATTGTTTTAATTTCTTTTAAGTTACCTGCCTTAAGAGCTTTATATTGATCTATACTTTCCTTTTTATTCGAGACTGTTACTCCAACGGAATTTCCGTATAAACTTTTTTGCTCTAATAAATTATTACTACTACAAATTTCAATTGATTTTAAATTAGCGATATATTCACTTTTAAGATCTATAATTTTTGATTTTTGTTTCTCCCAATGTTCAATATTTGATATTTCCATCTCTGTTTTCAATTGACGCTCATTCGCTTTTTTAGCCATAATTAAAGAAATTACACTCACAAAAAAAGCACCTACAGGCAAAAAATTTTTAATTAGTTCTTCAATAGAAATATTTTTTAACATGTTCATCTCTCCTAATAATATTTACTAATATTATTATATAGGAACAAGTATATTGCAATGATAAGACTAACATCTTTAAAGCTCCCTAAGATGACTTTCAATCTCAATTAAATCTTTTAGGTCCTTAACTGTATTCAATTTGATCTGACCTGCTTTAAAATTACTTATCCATTGAGCCTTTGCAGCCCTGATAATCTTGTTGTTTTCTTCTGCAATCTTTTGCTTTTCTAAAGCTTGTTGAACTTCATAATCAAATGTTTCCATTGTAGAATACCTCGCACTATTATATAATGCTAAAAGACACGGAGGGTGTCGAAAATCCACGCGTGGGAATTCTCTGTGTCTTCGGGGTATTCGTATCTCGTTGAATTGAGGCAAGTGTTAGCGCACTTGTCTCTTTTTATTTAGCTTTTGGATAAGGTTTTGATAATTTAATGATTTTTTTACGAATCTTTTTATTTAGTGGCATTAAATACTTATGTTTACCTTTTGATTCATAAATGGAAGCTTTTGGATCCACATGTTTATGCAAAAATTCTAGCCTTTGAGACCCCATCCCATACTTGGCATGAATAGATTTAGGATGCGTCTTTTTTCCATTGACAATGAAATAGCGTTCCCCGTCTGTCTTTCCAGTATATATCCAGTTTGTTGCTTGATAGATACCTCCATGATGGTTTTGGTCTGTATCTGCATAGCTTACTATTAATTGCATGCTTGGATTAAATTCTTTTAGGAACTTAATTGCTTTTGCCAAAATTTCAGATACAAACGACTTGTGATTGGTTAAAGCAACCCTAGTTAGTTCACAGCATTCTGTTTGTTTCAATCCATATGGGCTTCCTATGCATTTATTTGCACCTCTACTAAAAATTACTACTCCTATAAATTGGCCATCTTCCCATGCTCCTATTTTAATGAGCTTTCCAACAGGCACACTTTTGCTGTAATGAAAGTGCGTGCAAGCATACTTTGTAGCTTCATGAGTGGCCCAATCAACTTTCAACATCTCTTAAATCGAACTCCTCTCCACAACATGGGCATTTAACAAATTTCGGTTCAAGTTTCGTCAAATCTCCTTGGTCATCAATACTACCTGGTTCAAAATTGGGAATGTCAGCATCTTCAATTAAATTTTCTAATTCTTCGTTGTCAAACCCTGTTAACTCCAAATTATCTGCAGTTAGTTCATTAAGTAACTCTGTTAGTTTATCTTCATCCCAATTTCCAGAAATCTTATTTAAAGCTATGCTTAGAACTTTCTCTTTATCCAATGGTAAATCAACCACAGAAACCTCTATCTCATCAAATAGCCCCAATTCTTTTGCAACAGTAACGCGTTGATGTCCACCAACCAAGTTTCCTGTATTTTTATTAAAAATGGGAGGATCAACAAAGCCAAATTCTAAAATTGATTGTTTAAGTTTTTCATATTCTGCCATACCTGGATTCAATTTTACTCTTGGATTATATTCCGCCGGTCTTAAATCTGATAATTTCATTTTTTCAATATGCATTTTTTTACTCCTTCTTATATGTATAAAAAAAAGACCTCAACCGAGATCTTTTATATATTGTTTTATTTTTTGGTCAATTTCTTCAGTTTTGTCCGTTACTTTTATTGCAGTCCTCACTACATTATCACATCTAGGGCATTCAGCTTTAGCATACTCTGAATAATTTATTCTTGATAATGCTGTACGTATTAATTTAGAATCACTATCCATACAGTTAGTACAATATGGTCCATCTCCATGGTAAAAATAGACATTTCCACTCCAAATTAAATCAGATTTTATTATATCTGCTTGTTTTAAATCATTTATTTGATTCCGTAATTCTCTATTTTCTTCTTGAAGTTCATATACTTTTCCTTGAATATCTAAAAGAATACTTTTTAATTGTAAATCATTCGCTCCGCTTGCAAGATTTTTTGCATCAATAAACATTTCCTTAATATCTGAATATCCCATTCCTATCCCTCCATAAGAATATCATATCAGTCTTATAACATAAAATAAAGACTGCACTTTCACTATGCAGTCTCAGATAGGAGGGAAAATCTTAATCGTCGTTCGATCGTAAAGGTAGTTACATTTGACTTATTGACGATTTTTTTATTTAAGTAGCTATGCTACCTACTGGGGCAATAGGACTCGAACCTATTCCAACGGTTTTGGAGACCGCTGCTCTACCGATTAAGCTATGCCCCATTAACACTCACAAATCTGTAGAAAAAAGAGAGAGGAATTACACCCCATTTCTTTTAGTTTGAGAACGTCTGATTTGTGAGTGATCATTGCAACTAACATAGCGCTATCTTGACAAAGGCTTTCAGCGTACGTCTACGTGTAAGCTTTATGCCAAGTTTATTGCAATATTTGCTACCTAGACTAAACGAGACAGAAAGAACTGGACTTTCCACATCCTTATTCTTTATTTTTTATAGGTAGCCTCAAAAGATAAAGGAAACGGAGCTAAGAAAGGTAATGCATGCCTTACCTCGTTTCCTTATCTTTCGACACTACTATATTACAACATTGCTCGACCGATTTGCGTCGGAAAAAGTCGTAAAAAGACCAAAAATTTTATTTTTCAGAATCAAGAGTTTTCTTCTCATTAATAATAGGCTTTGTTTCATCGTTATAAATTAATAATTCTGTTTCTTTGCAGAATTGAATCAATGCCAAACGGCTCTCTTCAACAACTGTTGTTTTACTAAGATACTTGCTTTCCGCTATATCTTGTACAGCTATACCATGAACATATCGAAGCATAAAGATTTGCCTTCTTCGATTAGTACCACCATTTTTTAAAGGATTACAAATTGCTAAATAGCCTAATGAAAATAGTTCCTCTAATTCTTTGTATTCATCCATATACTCTTCTCGTTCTATTACAAAGCGTTCAGCATCACTTGAATACTCTTTATTTGTTGTAGAAGGAATCAAACTAAATGATTGAGTGATTTTTGGTAATCTATTTTTTCCAACTTTTTCTCGAACAGAACCGTAAGCTGTCATAAAGGTTTCAAAATTCTTTCTTGTCGCTTTCATATCGATTTCTTCTGGATTAGGAATTTGATATTTTTTTACATCAAAAAGTACCATGTTATGATTCCTCCGTTTGCGATTTGTGGTATAATAACTATGTCGAAAACATTACTCACAGTCGGAGCAATCCGGCTTTTTTTATTTACTCTTATTGAATTTCCTTATTTCATCATGATATAATATAAACAACTCAATTCATCTTGAGTGATGTCATCTGGAAAACTCGACTAGAAAAAACTAGTTGAGTTTTTCTATTTATGATAAAATATTTTTATTGTGACCAATGTTTGGGGTAAAGTAACCTCACATATCACAAGCTACCACTTTTCTGGTAAAATATTCTTCTTAGTCAACCAGTGGTCGGTTGGCTTTTTTATACTTGATTTTTTATAATGGGTTTGGTATAAAAATACTATAAAAAATAAACTTAATATTATTTCTTACAGAACTACCTAGCGGAAACTAGGTAGTTTTTTATACTATCGATTGTAAAAACTAAAATACATTGGTTTCAAAACTATTTAAACCCACTTATTAAACGACTAAACCAGTGTCCAATTAGTTCTGGATGTGAAATAAAATATCCGATTCCCACAATTGAGACAATCCAGCATATGCCTATAATCACACAAATAATTGTTAGAGGTGAAAATTTCTTATCTTTCATCTATTCTTACTCCACCTTCACAGCAAACGGCCAATAGCGCTCATCAATTGCTTTGATTTGATTTTCTGTTAACGTATCCACCTTTTCCTTACATATCGTAAAATCAATTGTTCCCGCTAAATTTAAAAAAGTATATCCTATGTTGGTCGCCCCTTTGTCTGATAATAAAACGTGATATAATGGTTCCTTCTCTACTTCGTAGCCGTTAGCTAATGCATTAACAAATAAATCTCTGTTCGACTTAAACCACAAAGAAAATTCATCAGCAGGCATTGCGTTTGAGAAAGAATCTGCGGAACCGATAATATCAACTTTATCAGAACCCATTCCTAAACTTTCTTCAATAAAATCATCAGCAGTTTTAGGTAATACAGCTTTTTTCGATTCTTTTAGTTGTTTTGCTAAGCTAATTGCTCTTTCGTTGGCATAGTCAGCACCTTTCAAATAATCAAGGCTGTTTGTAGGAACTTCTAAACATTCTAACTCTTCAATCAATTCTTGTTTATTCATCGCTGATCCTCCTACAACAAACCGCTATCAATCAGCAATACTTCGCCATTTGTTTCAAGATTTTCTAACTGATTTAAAGCTTCTTCTGCACCCAATTCTCCACCATCTTCAATACGACTTTTAGCAAGCATTTTGAACGCTTCGTATTTATCAATTGTTTTCATATCATCGAAAAATTCTTTTTCGTCTTCTACTTCGCAAACAATATCCTTGTAAAGTTTTAAACATTGTTTTTCATTTTTAGCAGCGATTAATGCATAATAAGGTTCTTTCATTTCGTAAAATTTCATTTATTTTACCTCCATTACACTATAGTCTAATGATTCAGTTTCCCAATCGCCTATTTTACCTACAATTGGCTGATCTTCTTTTAAAATAGTTGCTCCTAATTCTTCCAAAATACTCGCAACATTTTCTTCATAAGGCGAATTTTCTACATCATGTAACAATTCATCAATATCTTCGTCGTATTCGATCTCAATATATCGTGTTGCCCTCAATGTTTCAGTTACTGCAATTTTGTATTTCATTCTGCTTCCTCCTACTCATACTCAATCTCAGTATCATAACTGTTATAAATAACGTTTACGTGCTCGTTTACTTCTTCATCTTTCTTTAGCCAATATGGCCGTTTTCCATTTCTCAGAGGTATTCCAATTCCATCGATGAAAGTTTCGTTATTATGCACAACGTTAAACGTGATATATTCTGCTATTTCCTCTAAAGTTTCATAGTCATAAAAAAAGTGGCGAAATTCTGCAAACCATTCTTCGTTAAAAAATTCTGGATCAAGCTCCACTTTGACTTTGTCACGTCTTACTAATTCAATGTTAAATTGTTTCATTCTGCTTCCTCCTCTACAAAATCAATAATTTCAACACCTACGATATAATCTTTCAACGATAAAATGAATGCACTATTTCTTGACAACCGTTTAAAAACTCTTCTAATTGATTGTATTCAGAATCTGGCCAATCTTCAGTAAAATCATTAATATCTGTAGAAGTCGTTCCATAACCAGTATCTCTAGTTTCTACATGATTCGTGACCCCTTCACGTTCTACTTCAAAGGTAATTGTTGAAGAATCAAAATCATGTACAAAATTTTTAATATAAATCATTTTCTTCCTCCCTGTCATCATCAATAACAAACGCATTGCCTACACTATTCTCTAACAGTCTTCTCATCTGTTCAGCTTCTTCACTAGTAAATGCTTTTGCATCCTCTTTAGGTCCAAAACTGCAATAATTTCCAACAAATTTTTTTACATAGTTTTTATTTTCTTCTTTTCCAGATAAAACATAGATTAATTTCATAATTAGCCTCCAAAGATTTTTTTTACTTTTCCAAATGCAGGTGGATTTGCATCGACTAATTTATAAACCTGTCCGACTTCAACTATTCGAATCATTTTCTTTACTCTCTTTCATCCAAACTTGATTGCTTTTAGTGCTTTTTTCTTTCTTAATTGGTTCAGTTTTTGTCTTCAAAATTTTATTTTTTTTAGGCATAATTATCACTTTGCTAACCTCTTTAATAATTCCATCTGTTACAAATGCAGCACTTTCTGCAATCGCCTTTTTTTCAAAAAATTTAGCATCTTTTAGATTTGATACAGGATTCCCATATTGGTCCAAATATGCGGTTACTTTTACAACGTAAGGCATTTTTATTTCACCTCTTTTTTAATTAATTCAAGCCATTTCTCACTAGCTGCTTCTACCTCCTGAGAGGCTTTCTGATTACGTTTACCTCTCAATTGAACAATATGCCCTTTTTGATATTCCAAGGTGTAAAACGGCGTTTCTGTGTCGTTCTTCTTACGAACAAATACAATAGTTGTTTGCCCCTTACTGTGACGTTCAATGTAATGGCTACCACCTACACAATGATGTAATGCTTTACCTTCTTGGATTATTTCGATAATGTCTCGAGGTATTTTGAATTCATAATTACCAACAACTCTTTCTAGTTTTAAGCGTTTGGCCAACGTTTCCTCGTACTCTTGCTGTAGTTTTTCATTTTCTTTTCTCTTTTGTTCGATTTTTAATTGATTCAGCAATTCCACAGCATTATCATGTGCTTTTTTTAAATCCTTAGGAATAATTAAATTAGCATCACCTGTAGGATCTATATTTAAATCTTTTAACATATTCAGATAGTCGAAGTAGTAAAGCATATTGATTTTATTTTTAATAACCCAATTCTGAAATTTAACCATTCCTATACCTTTCGGAATTTTGTTAATGGCATGATAATCCAAGAACTTTTCAATACCAGGTACGACCTTTCCATTGCGGTTCTTTATCCGTTTTTCTAATTCGAATTCATAAAAATCTCGGTTAGAATTTTTGAAAAATTGTTTATTTTCTTTCAACCATTTCTTATTCAAGGTCCGCATATCTACACCTTTTCTATATGTTCCATTCTGATATGAATACTTCGGATACATCACTTCATCTGCTAGTTTTTTTGCATTTATTTTCTGCAAAAATTCAATTTCAAAGCGATATTGATACCAGTTTCTTAATTCATAAATTTGAATGTCATCATACTTAAACTTTAAATATTTTAATGGCGAAATCTTTTTTACTTTTGTCTCCCAATTATTTTTATAAAAAATTGTTCCATGATAAGGCGAACTCATTCCTCCATAATTTGGAGTAAGTCCAAAAACATATCCTTTACCCCATTTTGTTACCTTTACACATTCATCATTATCGAAAATTTCAAAATTCACTAATGCACTCTCTAGGCTTTCTTTACCGTCAATAATATCTACCCAATAGCCATAAGACTGAACCTCAATTCGTTTAGAAGTAACAAGTACTATTGCGAATGAATAAAACTTATCTACAAAAGTTAATCTTGAATTTTTTGTTAACCTTTTTTCTATAACATGTCCAAATTTTCTGTCAGAAGATACGATTACTTCATTTTTGTTAGACCACTTATAAATAGGTATTTGTGATTCACACCAGTTAAAAAAACTTTTGGGAGGAATTAATTTCTTCTCAACGTACCAATCAGCATTCTTTTTCATAGAAAATCAAGCAAATCTAATTGCAATCCTTCGTTGATTTTTGGTTTATTGGCTTTTGGTTTTTCTTTAGACTTTTTCTTATCTTTGACAGGTTTATTTTTAGATTTAATTGATGTTGCAACTTGTGACGTTTCTTGTTTGACGTTTGTTTCATCTGATAGGTAATATTCTTTTACCCAATCAAAAACTTCTAAATCGTCTACAATAGCTACCCCTTTCATAGCCGTTTCTCGAGCTTTATGTCCACAATAATTTAGAGCATTGCTGATTGATTTACCTTGTTTCAGAACCCCTTTAAATAGTTCTTCATCTTCTTGATCGCATAACCAATTATGAATTTTATCTTCAGCTTTTGTGTGCTCTTTTTCCATTTCTTTAAGCATAATAACTAGTGCTTTTTCTTTTACATCAGTCATCTATTTACCTCCGTCAGGCAGATTCAGTCTCACTGGAGTTACCAGATAAAGATACTTACCTTCTTTGATTTCAAGCGTAAATGGTTTATTTTCTGAATAAAGATGAATTACAGTATCATCAACGGCATACCTCTCTTTTGCATCTAATAGAAATTCACAGGCATCAATGATATATCGTGAATTAACACCTAACTTCATTGATTCACCAACAACTTGTGCATTTACTTCAATTTTCACTGGTGAACCATATATTTTTTCGTCGTGTAAGTTTGTAAAAGTAATTTTACCTTGTTCAATTTTCATCACGATTATTTCATCTGTACTTGTGTTTAATGCCTTTGCTGCTCTTAATAAAACTGACAAACTTATTGTTATTTTTATTTTTGATTTTGCCTTATTCGGTATAAGATGGCCAAGCTCAGGATATGGTGCGTCGAGTATTTCCATTGTTCTGATATCTTGGTTAATTTCTTTATTGTGATTGTGGAAGTTCTCGATTAGCAATAATCTATGAGAGTCTGTTGCAGCTATGCTTCCATTTGCATCATAATGGACACATCTTAAAATTGGTCTTGATTCAAACTTAGATACGGCTCGTTTTAAATGTTTTGATAATTTATTGTCGTTCATTTATTTCCCCTCCAGGAATTCTTTGATTTGTCTGTCTAATTCTGCTTGCTCATCAGGCGAAAGCTTTTTTTCAGTATTTTCTTTGGGTTCTTTTGCCCACTCTGGTAAATTTTCAACCCTCACATTTTGACGCTGGTAAGTCGTTCTTTGTTGGCCACGTTCCTTTTCATTTTTGATTTCAAATTTTAGTTTTTCAAACTGCGTTCTTAGCTTAGAAGCACTTCTAATGTTTCCAAACCAAAATGAATTTGTCGGTAACCAATCAAGAACATAGTCAATTGCTGCAATAGTTTGTTGATCTCGTTCTTCGATTAATCTGAAAACATCTGCCCATTTTTCAATCTTCACTTTTTTCATTTCACTTGGAAAATCATTGATTAAATTATTTTTTAACTTTTCAGCAAGACGTAAATGTTCGTCAGAATATTTACAAGATGTTTTTGACCTATTCTTTTTATCTTTATCTATATCTATTTCTTTATCTATATCTTTATCTGTACCGTTACAATCCGTTACTGTAACGTTACATGTAACGTTACCACTATTTTTATCCTCTAAAGCCTGTTGTTTCTTGCGTTCTCGATGTTTTCTAACTCGTTCTGCATTTTTCAAACGTACTTTTTCCATGCCTTCAATGTTTTGGTGCTTATCCCAATTTTCAATAGCAATTAATCCATCTTCGTTTAAATCAATCATATTGAATTGCTGTAAAGTCATCAAAGCCAAACGAACAACATTGACAGGCTTAGAAAACAACGTCGCCAACATTTCTTCGGTATAAGGCATGTTCCTCTGAATATAGATCAATCCCTCATCATTGGTTTTGCCAGCCAATACTAGTAATCGAATCCAAATCACTAGTATTGCATCGGCTTCTGGCATAGATTGGATAAGTTTTATCTTTTCATCATCGAACATGGTCGTTTTTAGTTTTATCCAACTGATTTCTGCCATTGTTTAACCCCCTATGTTTAACTTTTTGATGGTATCTTGATTTAATTTAATTCCTTTAACATGATATTTAGCTTTAAATGCTTTTATTCCTATGTCATGTTTTTCCGTATGATGACAACGGCATAAAGAAGCAAATGTATATTCTGTGTGGTCCACACTTTTTCTTTTCCTACGCCCTAGAGCTTTATCGAAATGGTCAATATCTGCACCAGTTTTGCCACAAATGCAACAAACTCGGTTAGTGATACATTTGTAAAAGTAATATTCTTGATTTGCTGGTAAAATGTCGTACCCTTTTTTGAAAGGAATATTATTTTCAAAGATGAAATTCAAGATAATGTTCGCTAAAATGGTTGCATCGTCCATTGTGTTCGTTGAGTCGTTTCTGAGGCTAATTTCATAGCCTTGTAACGCTTCAAACCTGAGATAGAACATTTCCTTTAACACTTCTGTTTCTTGCCCTGTGAAAGAGAATATGTCCTCTAGCATTGCAAAGATAAATCGACGTTGGGCAACACTAAATTTTCTCGGATCAATAAATCTTATTTCAACTTCTCTTGGCCCTGTATAATCAAAATACATGGTTTTTAATCGTTCAATATTTATTGCTTCGTTTATTACTGCTGTTATTGAGTTGTTTTTCAAACTCTTAATAACAGCAGAATAAACATTGTTTAGGTTCATTCAATCACTTCCACTTGAATCCCGTTATTAATAATAAAATTGTTTAGAGCAACTAACTTTTGATGTTCTGCTGTTAGTCTTAACGTAACTGTTTTCTCTTGTTGTTTTTTGCAGGTTTTTGGCGCTTCTTCTGTGATGATTTCGCCTGTCGCAGTGTCAACTGTTTTATTGTTGATTGTTTCAGTTTTCAAAGCAGCAATGGCTTCGTCGTGTTCTTTTTTTGCTCTTTCACGTTCTTCTTGTTCTTTTTTTAAAGCAACGGCGGAATCAATTTCTTTTATCAGCTCTGGTGCAGTAGACCCTTTATCAATTAATGCGACCCAAGAAAACGAGTCAAGGCCAACTGCCTTAGCATAATTTTCAACAATGAGCTTATCGTTTTTTATACGTTCTTTTTCAGATGCAACTGCTACCATCGATGCCGCTATTTCCTCAATAGTTTTCTTATTTGGTTCACCTTTAACTGTGAAAGCTGTTTTATTAGTCCACGAACTAGCAATTTCAATTTCGTCAATGGATACATTGTAGTTTTCAGACATTTCAGCAATCACTTTTTGAAGCTTTTTGCTTCGTTTCTGCTTCTCTGCTTCTTCGTATGATTTGATGCTTTCGTTAATTTCTGAACTAACTTCACTTATTTTTTCAGTATATTTTTTTATTTTTTCCTCAAAATCTTTTAACGGCTTATCATATTGATTTTTAACTTCTTTACGTTGATCATCTAGCAACGTTACAACTTTATTTAAGTCTGCTCTTGCTTTTTTAGCTTCAGGAATGTTTTCATCTGTGAAAATCATTGTTGAATAGTGCTTAACTGCGCTCTCAACCATCTCAGACAACTGTGCTTCATTTTGGATAGTGATTTTACTAGCTTTAAAATCAACATTAAACTGCAATTCTGTTGTTAATTCGTTTGTCATTAGCTTTGCCCCCATGTAATGTTTTCTTCTGGTTGTGGCTGGAATTGTTGTATCCATTGTTTCAGAACTTCAACAGCTTTATTGAACATACTAGACGGCATGTTTTCATTGACATCAACATTCAATTCTTTACTTAGTTCATTCCGCACATAGTCAAGTTCAGAATTCGATAACTCAGAAAGTTGTCTGATATGATCGTTTAACGTGGCTAACTGTTTACCGCTAATCAAATTAACTTTCGATGTATCATTGTTCTTTTCAGCTGCCGTTTGGCCATCGTCGTCTTTATCTGCTGCAATTCCAAACGCTGCCGAAAGCGAGTAACGTCTTGCATATGTCGTTAAACTTCCTAATCCTTGAGGATTTGTCCCGCTGTTTGGAAATTCAAAAGGTCCATGAACTATATATTGACCACTAACGTGAGTAATAATTGTTGTGACTTTTAACGCATTATTCTCATTGACGACATTTTGTTGGAAATCAATTCCGCTTTCTGATTCTTGTGCAGCTTTTCTAATTGCTTCTTCAATCGCTTTAAGAGTTGCATATTGGAAATTCATTCCACCTTTTTTCGTTGAGTAGGCCACTTCTGCGTCAAATTTTGGTTGGATTAATTTGCTTTTCAGCTTATACATCCCATCAAAAAGTTTTTCTAAATTTTCACTGCAATTATTCATTTTGTTCCTCCTCTTTCAACAATGAAAGAACTTTTTCTAGCCCTTCAATTAATTCAATTTTTTTAAAATAAGCACTTTCATCTAAACTTTCGAATACTGTTCTAACTTCTTCATCTTCGCTATCTTGGTAAACAGCAACATGATTATTAATAGCATCCTTTTCAAAAATCAGTGATCCATAAGGTGAATGATTATCAATTAAGACAATTCTTTGCATTGAATCCACTTCCACTCTCATGCTATAATTCTCCTATCAATTAATTTTGTTTGTGACTTTTTGCTTGCCGGCGGAAGTCACTTTTTTGTTTCTTGGATAAATAACGCTTCTGGAAATACTGCCTTATTTATCGCAGTGTCTGGATATTTTTCTTTCAGCTTTTGAAATACCAGAGCTTTCGTGTCCTCAACCACGTAAATTTTCAAACTATCTTTACCAACCGCTTGAAACATCTAAATCCCTCTTCTCTCTTTTTGTTGCGCTATATATATCTGATTTTTTTGTTGCTGGTACCATAAATCAGCAAGTTTTTTGGTTTGCTGTAGTTTGTCTTTCCTAGTCATTTCTTAACCTCTCTATCTTCAAGTGCCAGATCATAAAACAGTGTCCAAATGATGAATAAGCCTATATACACATTTTGGATAATTGGATTAAAGTTTCCACCAACTAGCAAACCCAATCCGAAAACAATGAGCAATACTGCAATTCTTCTTAAGTTATAAATTTTTCTCATATTACTTACCTCCTATAACGTCTATTTATTTCGCTTATACTTGTTTTTTTCCCGCCAAACCAAAAATTCATCAAATTTCTGAATGTGGATAATTGGCATGCATGATGTAACGAGTCTATATCCATCTTTAAATTTTTTATGTTCCTTAAACTCTCTCAGAAGTTTTTGAAAGGTTGGTTTGTGATGCTGATAGCCAAAATAAACAATTGCTTCATCTTTTGCCATCCAAGCTTGCTGTAAATCGATAGTCTTTGCTAGTGTGATTTGCATGTAGACATCTCCTTTCTATGCTGTCTTGTCATGTAAGAACTTGTTAACAAAATATATTTGCCCTTTACCAGTAATTTTCGGCGTTCGACTAATTCGAATACTTCCATCTGGATTGTTATGGGTTCGTTCCTTGATTTCCGCAATTCCCAAATCAAGTGACCGCTGGGTTGGCATATTGTAGCTTTCACCTTTTCGAGCAATTAGATACCCATTGTCTCGCAGCCATTGGAATAAACGATTCTGCCCAATGTCGATGCCGTTTTGCTTGATTAGCTTAGCTAGGTCACCGATTAAAATGGAAGTCTTACTTGCATCAACGGCATCTGCAAATAATGCTTTAGGTTTTAATGATTCATTTTCTAGTTGTAATACTTCTATTTTTTTCTGTTGAAATTCAAGAGCTCGTTTAGTCACCATTTCTGGGCTATTCCAAAACTTTTCTAGTTGAATAAAATATCTACGAGCTTGCTTTCCTCTTTCGGTACGTTGTAGCATTGAAATTTCCTTAGCCATGTCTAGTTTCACATAATGATTTACTTGTGGGCGACCACCAAAAGGTTTATCGGATTTTTCCGAGAAACTGATAAAATCAACGTTTTCATCAAACCCGTATTTAATCATTCGTTTAAACCAATCAGTATAATTATCTTTAACTCCCAGAAATTCATATAACTCTCTACCGTTAACTAACTGTTCATCATTTTCATTTGTTGTAACTTTAATTAGTTCGTTCATATGATTTCATCCCTTCTATTCTGGTTGTCTTTCGTTCCATTAATGGAACACTTTTCCTTTTTCATTTGTATACTTCCAAAACTACCTTTGTTCACAAACGTGAACTTTCTCTTTAAAAAAATATAAATGAATAAAATTTGTTTCCAAGTCTAGCAATTTGCAAGCTTTCGTAATTTCAGTGTCTTTCCAAGAGACTTTCCCGTTCATTTTCAATGATATTGTTCTCTCCGACAATCCCATTGCGATAGCAAAATTATATTGAGTTCCAAACTTTTCAACAATTCTTCCTGCTAATTTTGAGTAATCATAGCACATTTACAAACACCTCCTCTAAGTTCATGAACATGAACTTTATAACCATATAATACATTGTTCATTTCTTAATGTCAACGAAAAAGTTCATGATTCATGAATTTTTTCGTTGAAGATATATTCAATATCTTGTATACTTAAATCTATAAGGAGGTGTACCAATGGATAGAGTTAAAACATCTGCTCGTCTAAAGCAACTTATGAGTGAGCGCAATTTAAAACAAGTTGATATTCTGCGTTTGTCAGAACCATATCAAAAAGAATTAAATATAAAAATGAGTAAAAGTACTTTGTCACAATATGTAACTGGAAAGCAATCACCTGACCAAAATAGAATTTATCTTCTGTCAAAAACTTTAGATGTTAACGAAGCATGGCTAATGGGGTTTGATGTCTCTAAAAAAAGAATCCCTGACGAACAAAGATCTAGTGAAAAAAATGACTTCGACATAGTACCTATATTCAACCAGTTAGAACCCAAGCTCCAACAGCTTATATATAACGAAGCTAAGTCTCATTTAGAAAAACAAAACAAAGCTTCTAATAATGTGGTTAACATTAACAAGAAAAAATATGATACTTTAGCTGCGCATTCACCAGACCCTGATAAAGTATTTACTGATGAAGAGAAACTTAAAATCAATCAATTTCTAGATAAAGTGGATGCTGATTATAATAGGAAGCAAAAAGAATGTAAACATCTTTTTGATGATGAATCAGATGATAAAGAATAATTTTCAGGAGTATTTTATGAACGAATATGAACTGTTGGTGTCAGAGGTACAGAAAAAAGCACCAGTTATTGAAACAGATTTGTTTCAAAATACTGGATGCTATGGGTTGTACCGTGATGGTAGAATTTATATTGAAAAATCGTTGAGTCTAGTTGAAAAAAGAAATGTGCTAGCTGAAGAACTTGGTCACCATGATACTTCGTTTGGCGATATATTAAACCAGGATTGTTTAGAAAACCGCAAACAAGAATTAAAAGCTAGACAATATGCTTTAGAACAATTAGTCACTTTAGATGATTTAATTAAGTGTTCAGAATCAGGATTCAGTAATCATTACACGTGCGCTGAATTTTTAGGGGTAGACGTTGAAACGCTAAAAAATGTACTCGCCTATTATCGTCAAAAATTTGGTGATACCCATTTTTATAAAGGAAGAATTTTTGAGTTTAATGATTTGTCAGTCATGATTTTAAATACAAATTTACAATAAAAAAGTCCCGTGCTACAACACGGAACTCTTTCCTCATTTATGAGAATTATTCAATAAATACATTATATCAGAAATGGGGAGTTTTAAAAATGAAAAAAAGGGTTATTTTAACTTCACTACTACTACCTATTATTTTTATATCAGGTTGTAGTGCCAGTGGTAACGATGATAAAACAAAAGAAGCGGAAACCCATGAAAAAAAACAAACTACCAAAATACCTGAAAATAAATTGGGAATAGATTCAAAAAAAGTAATAGAATCTAATTTAAATGAATTGACCGAAAGTAAATATGAACTTACTAATAAGTATGATTCCTATCTGACATCAAAAAATCTAAAAGTTGAAATATTTAAAGAAAGTTTATCACCGATTGCTTTTGCTTTGTTCACAAAAACCGATGAAAAACAGCCTTCTGCGCTAACCATTTTTTCTACTATGAGACTTGCAAATAGCGTAGTAGAAAAAAAGTTTGATGATTTAATTCTTGTTTTAGAAAATAGTATTCCAGATAATTCAAAAAAATATACTAGTAAATCTGAAAATTCAATAGATGATAATAAATTTGTCACTTTTGTTTTTAACAATGATTTAAATAGTAATGATTTAGACGAATTATTAGCAGATGTACTAGCTGGTAAGGATAAAAAGGCGCAAGAAACAACTGCTTCTTCCTCGCAATCTAGTAAAGTTCCTCTGGAATACACAAACGCAAAGATAAAAGCTGAAGAGTATATTAACCACAGCTCTTTTTCAAAAATTAGCTTATATAAACAACTTCAGTATGAAAAATTTTCTGATGAAGCAGCAAACTTTGCAGTAGAAAATATATCTACCAATTGGAATAAGCAAGCGGTAAATAAGGCTAAAGAGTATATGGAAAGTATGGATATCTCTAAAGAAAAATTAAAAGACCAGTTGTCATATGAAGGTTTTACCGATTCAGAAATAACTTATGCTTTAAATAATATATAAAAGGACGTGTTTTACATGAAAGTAGGAATGCGTAAACCAAGTATAAAAAAATCAATAAGTGCTCGTACTACTGGAAAAGCTAAACGTAAGCTTAAAAAAGCAGTAATTCCTGGTTATGGGCAAAAAGGAACTGGTTTCATTAAGAACCCCAAGAAAGCTATGTATAATAAAGTATATAATAAAACAACTTTTAGCTTTTGGGATTTGTTTAAGTAAAAGGAATGGCCTTCGGGCTTTTCTTTTTTCAATACTTGAGAACATACATTCGAAAGGAGTTTTAACATTGTGGATCGAGGAACTTCCTAATGGAAAATTTAAATACTTTGAGCGATATAAAGATCCGTACACGGAAAAATATCGACGTGTTTCAGTTACACTTAATTCGAAGTCTAACCAAGCAAAAAAACAAGCGATGATGGAATTACAGGATAAGATTAATAATCGAATGGAGAAAAAAGATCAACAAAAAGTATCATTAGAGAATCTCTTAAATAGCTGGTGGCAACAACATCAATTATCTATTAGGAAAACATCAGTTAAAGCTTACGGAAAAATTTTAAAATATATATTTTCCAATATGAATGTTGATGTACTCATAAGAAACACAGATACAAAATTTTTCCAAGACTTTATTAATGATTTACCGCATTCTTGGGAGTATAAGAAAAAATTCAAAAGTGTGCTTAACATGTCCTTCACTTATGCACAAGACATGGGAATGATTGATGAAAATCCTATCAATAGAGTGAAAGTTGTTAAACCCCCACTAACAAAAGAAAATTTTGAAAATATAGAAAGTAAATACCTCGAAGAGAAAGAGGTTTATCAATTATTAAACTATTATTATTCTACATTTCAAAGTGTCCATCATGGTCGTTTAGCAGAGTTTATGTATTTAACTGGATTAAGAGCTGGTGAAGCAATTAGTCTTACTATAAATGATTATGTAAAAAATGAACATGCTATTTTAGTTAATGGAACTCTGGATTATTCTAACGGTTATAAAAACGCTACAAAAGAATTACCTAAAACTCTAGCATCATTCAGGAAAGTAGAATTATCAAATAGAGCTGTGAAAATAATCGAAGAGTTAATTTTAGAAAGAGAAATAAAATTCAAAGAGCAAACAAATTATCTATTTGTTGGCAAAACGGGCAAACCAATTCAAGTTAATTCATTTAATGCCTCTCTAAAGAAAGCTAATGAAAGTCTAGGTAAAAATAAAATAAACAAAACTATATCAAGTCATATTTTTAGACATTCTCATATTTCACTACTTGCAGAATTAAATGTACCAGTAAAAGCAATAATGGAACGTGTAGGCCACGTTGACACGGAAACAACTTTAAAAATTTATACTCATGTTACAAAAAAAGCTAAAACAAATCTGGTAGAAGCTCTAAATAAATATGGCAAGTAA